CTAATCCTGAAGCATCACAGCCTACCAAGACATTACCATCGTCAACAGTCCAACACTCACGACACTCGTGTCCATACACTGATCCTGCGTTAGGAATCTGTGCCATGTTAGGACTTGAGTGCGTCATCCTGCCTGTCACTGCACCATTGGTGATAACCTTACCGTGAACCCTCCCGTCATCCCCTACAGCCTCAATCCAGCTTTCGATCTGTGCTACCCTTTTCTGGAGCATCAGATACTCTGCAATCATCTTAGCCTCTGGGATGTTGATCTTTGAAAGTATGTTCTCATCGACCATAGCCTGTCCTGTCTCGGTAAACTGCTTTGGCTTCCACCCTAACTCAACTAGCTTTTCTCCGATCTGCTTTCTTGATCCGGGGTTGAAAGTAACCAGCAAGGGCTTGAGTTCCTTTCCTGTTTTCTCGCTGATTCTCTTAACTTCATAGGCAGGCCATCTCTGCTGCATCTGTTCATATATTCCTGCCATCTTTCCTTTGATGTCAGTAAGTAACACGGTTGCGTAGATGGTATCAAGTTTGAATCCATTTCGTTCCTGCTCCGCTATGATTGCCGCAACCTTGTGTTCCAGTTCAACACTTTCTTGCGAAAACTGTTTCTGATCCCGTTCATTGCATAGGTGAAGATACAGTTTAGCAGTAACTTCAACATCCCTAATGCAATAATGCTCCAGAAGACCCACCAAGGGTTTATCAAAGCACTCTCCGTCATACTCCTGCCTCCTGTCCATCATCCACTGCCACACAGCGGGGTAATCAATCTTGTGAAACCCCAGTGTCCTCCCCCATGACTCTAGGCTGTGACCTTGTTCCCTGCTCGGATCTAGAAGCCTGCTTACTATCAGTGTATCGAATACCTTCTTCAAGCCTATCTTCGTATTCCATTGCCTGTTCAGCACTGGAAAGTCGAATCCGATGCCGTTGTGAGCTACGATCAATGTAGCGTCCTTTATAAAGTCCTGAAATGGCTTTGCTTCGTTCCATGTCTTTACTTCGCCTGTGTCAATATCTTTCGTTACTACCAAGTGGATCTTCTTGTGAGATAGATCCGTTTCGATGTCGAGGACTAGCCTCATACGTATCCTTCACTTCAAATTAAGCCATAGACCTACCTGTGCAAACGCATAACCTGTCCAGATCATGCCATTGGATAGCTCACCTTTGCTCCATTGTAGCACACCTACGATGAGATACCCGATTCCTGTTGCTCCCACAATTAGGTGTTCAATGGTCATAGTGTCTCCTCTTGCATCTCTAACATTCTACCTGTTTCCTTGACATATTGCAAGTCACAGGCTGGCCCAGTGTAGCCATTGAATCTATTCTTTGCTACGGCAACCTTAGTCTTGTGTCTTTCCAGCTCGTTCTCAGCCATGCTGTTCCTCTCCAGTGTAATTACTGCGTCAGATAACTGGGCAATCGCTCCAGAGCCTCTGAGCTGGGAAAGAGACACTGCTTGCCCGTCCTCGTGTCCTGCATTGCCCTGCGGCCTACGCAGATGCGAGACACAGATCAAAGTAATCTCCAGCTCCTGCACCAGTGTTCTTAACTTGGTCATCATGTTGTCTATGGCCTTTCGTTCATCTCCTAAGTCCTGACCACTAACAACAATAGAAATATGATCCAAGAAAATAACACGGCAATCAAAACCCTTAGCCATGTACCTGATTCGGTTAGCAATGTTCTCAACATCACTAGAACCAAAATGGTCAAAGAGATAAACACGGTTAGTTCCAAGAGTAGCATTGAATGCATCCTTTAGTTCCTCTTCTGTCACCGGAGTGTCAGGCAAATGTAGTAGCTTGTTCGCGTGAAGAGACATGATACTACGGGCTGTCTTTCGTGTAGATTCCTCCAAAAACAATCCTCCGATGTTCCACTGAGTAGTCTTGAGCAGATGGTACAGAATCTCACGCAGGAATTGACTCTTACCCAGTCCAGACCCTGCGGTGACCGTAATCAGTTCTGCCCTCCGCAGGCCATACAGCAGCTTGTTCAAGCCCTTCCAAGGATACATAGCCTCCGCAGGTTGCTCTGGCTTCCTGACTTCCTCCCAGAGATCTGCGGCATTGACAATACCATCAGGGATGTATGTCTCAGCCTTCCACCATTCATTGACAAATTCCTTCGTAGCTCCTGCTTGCAGGTACTCACAAGCATCCTTGTAGCCACTCTTGTGCTTGACAATCTTGGCTTTCTGTCCGAATAGCTCTGCAACCTCTTTAGCAGCTTTCTGTCCCGGTTCATCGGCATCGAAGCAGATAACGATGTTCTCGAAGCTGTTGAGCCATTCGTACTGGGCTTTGCAGTCCTTTAAAGCTGCTTGTGCTCCGTTCCTGATACTGACACTAGGCCATTGACTGCCTGTAAGTTGGTATCCTGCCAGTGCGTCAAGTTCTCCTTCGTATACCGTGACGTACTTCCCACCTCCGTGAAAGAGATGTTGACCGAATAGAGAGGCAGATCCGAAGCTTCCTGCAATGGAGAAGCTTTTATCCGCAACCGTTCGTAGCTTGAGAGCAACGATAGTTCCGGCTGCGTCAGCATAAGGGTAATAGTGGCGCTCTGCATCTTGAGTGACTCCAAATTTCTCACAAGTTTGTTGACTGATACCCCGATCAGGGATACTTTTAATCTGTCCCCGAATCTCGACCTTCCGTGGTGCTACTGCGTCCCGCATCGATGTTTTCCTATCATGTTCACCTTCAAACACGGTGTGTCCACACTTGAAGCAGTGCGTATGCCCGTCATCGTAGAGGCTGTTAGCGTCACTACTCCCGCAATTATCACAGGGTAAGTGACGCACGAATGTGCTCATGGAAAAGCCCCTTCTTCGTGTAGTTGACTCACTACGATGTCGTGCTGGTCATGGGCTTGTATCTCAATGTCCTTGAGCTGTTCCTCGGACATACAGTCTACAATGTTTACCCATCGGCGCTCCTCTGGCTTGATTGTGGGCGCTAGATACCATACTTCGAGGGTATCAAAATCGATGTACCAGCATCCCTCCTCTGACCAGATGTTAAACTCTATAGTCACATCGGAGTTAGCAACCACTGCAGGTAATGAAATCTTACTCATTTTAGACAAACCTTTACAATTGTTAAGACAAACAAAATTAAAGATACAATCATTGTACATTATCCTTTGTGATTCTGTCAATGGCTTTTTGAACATCCAGCATAATTGAATCGTAACCATTGGACACGATCAGCTGTGCGATGTCATCTATGGTGGAATGATACCAACATTCAAACCTTATTTGCTCCTGTTCCTGCTCTGTCAATTCCAATATGTAATCATCAAATGAAAACATAAGTATTCCTTTAGTTAAAAGACAATCAAAGCCCCCTATGACTTATAAGTAACTGTATATGTATTATATATGGTTTAGTATATAATTATCTATACTATGTTACTTATACGTTACTCTGTTTCTTCATAGTCTCCTTTAAAGTATATTTTACCATATTTTTTAGTGTTTGTCAAGACCCCCTCAAACGGGCCATCTTCGATGTGTTCAAGACCATCTAGATCGAGGTCAGACTCTGAGATAAGATCCTTCCGATCCTTTGTAGGCACGTCCAGATCCACAACACAGCGATTACACATATCCAAATATTCACCTGTAATGGCGTGTTTCCGGGTTGTCTCAAAATCATTTAAATTACAATTACAGGCCACACAACGCATAAAAGCTCCTTACCCTCGTGCGGGTATTAAATTTAAGAAAAAACCTCTCTAAAGCCCGTTTAAGGGCTTTTAAAGGGTGTTTAACGTGGCAGGAACAACCCTAGTATCCATGCAATGATACCTTTAGAATGTTTCTCAGGTACTTCCATAGCCTGCCCTCGAGGGTCAAAGTAACATTCTTCTAAGGTTCTGGGTGTTCTGTAGTGTGAGTCTTTCATGGTTGTTTTACCTCCTCAGTTAGGACTGTCTCTATTGCTTCGATAAGATCCCTTGCTTGCTCCTCAGACAGTCGGACATTGCATGATGCATTAGATTGTGTGATTGATAACCATACCTTGCTATCGTCTGATTCAAACGGGCTTACGAATACGTAAGTATACTGTTTTGCAGTGTTAATCCGGTGTTCACTCATAATAGTGCGTCCTCTGGGTCAGTTTCAAGGGCTTTTGCGTAGGGTGTCAATGGCACAGGCAAGGGTAAGCCCTCAAAAACCTTGCTCTGTGGTGTTTGCTCACCATTGTACCATTTAAAAGGCCAATTTGTCATTGTTTACAGATCTAGGTCTTCAATGTACATTTTGAAAGATAGAGGCATTCCCAGATTATTATACTCAGGTCTCAAAATGTCATTTATAATTGAAACTGCTTTCTCAATATTGATAAACTTCAATTCTATCTTACCGATAGGCTGGCCTGATAGCTCATCACTATCGAAAAGATGAATTTTAATGGATGATGCAATCATAAGTCTACCTCCAAAACAACGGAATAAAGATAACCAAACTTTTCCACAAAGTCTTCGGCGTGTTTTATAGCCGTCCTGAACGTCCATGCCGTCCTGTCTCGATATGTCAACAGTGAACGATTTCCGTCCTGATCTGTGATCCATACATTGTATTTATTGCTCATTCTCTAACCCTTACAATTTTAAAAAGGTTCAGACACTCCCCACGTGCATAGTCTATCACATCCCCGCTTATCGGGTCAAGGACTGGGACATCCTCCCCGTAGTCATTGCAGTCGATCCAATACTGTGCGCCTTTGCGATCCTGAAAAGTAGCGGCAACGATGCCGGATGATCTGAATTGGACTTCGTACCTACTCATGATAAGACCCCTACAAAACGTTGACCGTTATAGCGTTCAAGACGATCAGGTGTCACCTTGTCATCGGTGCTGCGCTGCGCCTCTGAAAGTGCCTCGGTGTCAGTGAATGCGCCAATGTAGATGAAACCATAGCGCCCACGGTAACGATACGTTATGAGGTCATTTGAGGCCATTGGAGTGTTGGACATGGTTAAACCCCTAAGCATTGGCAAATTGCATTGTACGTATCGGCTTTACTTTTGTAATAAGCATAGTCTGTATCGCCCGGCTTAAAGTTTTGCCACTGATTGTAGCGCTTGTATCGTGCAATATCGGCGCGTAACCCATATGGGCTATAGACACCCTTAAACCCGTCAATATTGTAATGGGCGATAAAGCCACTGCAAAGATATAGAAAATTGTATCCGCGCTTGTTAAGCTTCGCGGTATCCTTACAAGCGCTTATGACGTTACGAACAATCAAGCGCTTTTCAGTGTCTGTAATTGGTTTCAGCATAGCTTACCCTTCGGTTATGTTATTTGAGGCCTACAATGGCCTTTAAAGCGGCTTTATGGGCCTTCGCGGTATCACCCCGGTATCCGCTAGCGTTAGCCAAAAAATAAGACACTACAGACTTTGCGCTATCGTATCCGAAGCTATCGTTAGCGCTATCAAGTGAGCGCATAGCTTGAAGGTACGGTTTAGCCGCATAGTTAACATTTTTCCAATTGTGGGAAATCTCGCGTGCAATTGTGCTGATAGTTTGCATGGTTTCTATCCATTGGTTAACCCTACAAATTGTAGGCCATAACACGCTAACGCTAGCGTGCTACAGTCTATCATTTGCCATTCACCCAGCCATTGTAGCGGTTTCGCGGTACGTACGCTAGCGGGTACGGTTTAGGTCTATCGATGATAGCTTTAACTTGATCAAATGTAAGCTTACATTGTAGCGCTATCGCTTCATACGATAACCCGCATACATCATACAAGTAGACAATGTTCTTTTCTGACATAGTAAACCCCTAGTTTAGTGCATTGCAATGGCGATGATACGGTTTTTCATTTGTGGCATGCCGCATGCATGGCCTTTACCCGTACAAGTGCCGCAAGTGCCCGGGCATGGAAAGATTTTAGTATCAGGAAAAGCGGCACGCAAAGCGGCATTAGTTGCAACTGTCCCATGGTCAGTAGACTTAACTTTGCGCCCTATGGATACCGCTACAAATTCGCCACGGGTTATAGGCAAAGCTTTAACATAGTCAACCATACTTGGAGAAGCATTGTGGCCGCCGGAAATGTTCAATTGATAGTTAGTAGGCCATGTACCTATAACATCATAGCCAAGCAAAGCGGCAAAACTTTTACTATAACCATACGCCCGGGCATTAGGCGTATCGTGTAATACTTGCATCCAAAAAGCTACGTCTCCGCCGCCGCTAAAGTCACCGTCTACGTATAAGCGGAAATCGAAGCCATTAGGCTTATTAGCCGCTATTAGCGAGAATGCATCCGCTATAACATTAGGTGCAAAGCGCAAAAGGTATGCATTCTGTACCATACGGGCGAATGCCGCCGGATAACGCCATGCACGATAGCTATAACAAAAATTGATACAGTCACCCGCACCCGGGCAAGTAACACCCGGTAAAGTGGAAAAGCTTACAAACGGTAGTTTAGAATTTCCGCCTAAAGCAAAAACACTAAACTTAGGTGCATGGCTAGCGAATACATCCGCTAACTTGTTTAAGTTAGTTTGCCAGCCCGTACCCGCAAAAGCCGGATCAGTCTGTAACTCATACAGTGCACGTGCAATAGCGTTATCGTCGCAAGTTTGCACCACAAGGGCAAATGCTTGAAGCTTGGCAAACTTAGGTGCGTTGCTGAATGTCTTTAGTATCATGGTTTTTACCTTGTAAGTAATGGGCGTGCCCGTGGGTTGATTGTGGAATTATATTCCAAGCGCTAGCAGTACACCCCAAAGGGCGAAGACTACAAAACATAGGATCATTGCTACAGTGTCGGACATGGTGTCTCCTTTGGTTACTGACTAGCATCGTGCTAGCCAAGACTTAACTGTAGCATAGTCTTTCAGCATGTCAATACCTAAATCGTGTCTTTACATTTCTTTACAATAGACCATTGTCTACGGTAGTCTAGATAAACATATAAGTATGTAATTATATAAGGGTATAAGGTAGTGCTTATATGGTCCTACATAGCCTCTCCCTTGTAAGATTCACGAAAGTATTTTAAGCTTAAAGTATCTGCCTTGTAAGTGAGCACTCACTAACACTACCTATAGTGTACCTTGTAAGTGAGCACTTACTAGCCTTGACAGGGGGGGAGGGGTCTTGTGAGTGTGTTACTTTTGCGGGAGCCTCTAAAGTCCACAAAAAAGTAAAATGAGGTAGTTCGGTCTACGACCACTCTGGAGTACACAAAAAAGTAAAATAAGACCTAAGATGCACTAAAATGGTGCATAAGAGGATAACTGCTAAGTTCTTGTCAGACTTAGACTTAACATAATTCTGGGTAAGAATACTCCAGAGGAATCTGAGCACCCTGAAACGGGGAACTCTAAAGGACTGGAAGTGTCACATAAGAGACAATAAATAAAATATTTTAAAAATAATTGTAACAAAGCTTGACTTTTGAGTAAAAGTATGGTATAATATTTGTATTAGTTAAATTAACGACTTAACTATACAGAACTCAGGATGAAGTCTTAGAAGCCTAGCCCCACTTCTAAGTAAGACAAAAGTAGTACACACTAAAGGAACACCTAATCTGCACTCCTCGTAGAGGGAACTAGAATGGAGCATTAATATTAATACTTCATCCAAGATTCTGTTCCTTTAACATTTAATACACGTTAGTGTAACTGTTAACAAAGTAAATTTCTTAGTTACTCTAAAGTAACTTTATAGTCTCCACTTAAAGGATAAAGACTCCGTATGATAACAAACATAAGTAAAAACCTGATACACAATACTCGTCTCCAAGGAGACTCCGTATGACCAGACCATCAGGTAACAAAAAAGGTAGACCTTTAAAGTCTGACCTTGCAGAGATTAAAGAGAAACGTAGCGTAGGTAGACCTAAGGGTGACGCTGCTATCATTAATGAATATAAACTTAGGATGCTTAACTCTCCTAAGTCAGCTAAGGTCTTAGAAGCTATCTATGATGCAGCTCTTAACGATGAACATAAGAACCAAGCTGCTGCGTGGAAACTAATTGTAGATAGGATTATCCCTGTATCTGCTTTTGAAGCCACTAAACAGGGTGGAGGTACACCCCAGATCTCTATCAACATCAGTGGACTGTCTAGCCCCACAGCTGAGGTTTTAGAAGATATAACAGATATACAGGTCAAGGAATACTCAGACGATGGCAACCCTTGACTTTAAACTCCTTAACTGGCAACAAGAGGTCTTTAAAGACTCTACACGCTTCAAGGTCGTAGCAGCAGGACGAAGGTGTGGTAAGTCCAGATTGTCTGCCATTACACTCCTGATTGAAGGTCTTAACTGTCCTGAAGGCTCTAGCGTCATGTACGTAGCTCCTACACTGGGACAAGCCAGAACTATTATCTGGGAACTTTTACACGAACTAGGCAGACCTGTTATCAAGTCTTCCCATGTCAATAACCTTGAGATTACCTTAATCAATGGAAGGAAGATCCTTGTTAGAGGTGCTGATAACCCTGATAGCCTTCGTGGTGTGTCTCTTACTTACCTTGTACTTGATGAATGTGCCTTCGTTAAGCAGGATGTCTGGGAAAAGATTCTACGAGCTGCTTTGTCGGATAAGAAAGGCCGTGCTCTATTCATCTCTACTCCTAGTGGTCGCAATTGGTTTTATGATACCTACAAGTTGGGTCAGGAAAGATCAGATCAAGAGTGGAGAAGCTGGCACTTTACGACACAAGATAACGAAACTATTGATCCGAATGAAATTGAAGCAGCCAAGAGAACCCTAAGTTCCTTTGCATTCAAACAGGAATATCTCTCTAGCTTCGATACCGCAGGAGCTGATGTCTTCAAGGAAGAGTGGTTCAAGCTCTCTCCTGAGCCTCAATATGGCAGCTACGTAGTTGCTATTGACTTGGCAGGCTTTGAAGAGGTAGCCAAGACTGCAGGGGCTGCAAAGAAGCGCCTAGACGAATCAGCTATAGCCATTGTTAAAGTAGAAGATAACGGAGACTGGTGGGTAGAGAAGATTCTGCACGGTAGGTGGGACATTAGAGAAACTGCTGTCAACATCCTCAAGACTATTCGTGATTATCAACCCAGTGCGGTAGGTATTGAACGAGGAGCACTAAAAAACGCTGTTTTACCGTATCTGAACGATCTGATGCGTAAGAACAACATCTACGCTCACATTCAAGACCTGACTCACGGTAATAAGAAGAAGGTTGATCGTGTTGTCTGGAGCCTACAAGGGCGCTTAGAACACGGAAGAATCAAGTTTAATGAGGACGAGGACTGGGAAGAGTTTAGAGATCAGTTGTTGATGTTCCCCACAGCAGGGGTTCACGATGACTTGGTAGATGCTCTATCCTATGTTGACCAATTAGCCATTACTTCGTATCAGCAAGACTACGAAGAAGATGAACATCTTATTTTAGATCCAATTTCGGGGTACTAATATGAAACAAGGTCTGTACGCAAACATTGCAGCTAAGCGTAAACGCATTGAAGCTGGCTCTGGTGAGAAGATGAGAAAGCCCGGTTCCAAAGGTGCTCCTACAGAGGAGGCTTTTGAGGAGTCAGCAAAGACTGCTAAAAAGAAACCTAAAAAGAAGGGTAAAAATGGCTACTAAAAAAGACCCTAGATTAGACAAGGCAGGCGTGGAAGGCTACAACAAGCCAAAAAGAACACCTAATCATCCCACAAAGAGTCACGTTGTAGTGGCTAAGGAAGGGGATCAGATCAAGACCATTCGTTTTGGTCAGCAGGGTGTTTCTGGTTCTCCAGCGTCTGAGGATGAGACAGAAGCTGAGCGTAATCGCCGTGAGAGTTTCAAGGCTCGTCATGCCAAAAACATTGCCAAAGGTAAGATGAGTGCTGCTTACTGGGCTGATAAAGTGAAGTGGTGAATATGGCTGAAGAATATAACAACTCTGAATATGAGGAACCTACAGAGGCGGATAAGGAATTAACAGCATTTGTGGTCGATCACATTACACGCTGGCGTGACTGGCGTGACGCTAACTTCATGGATCTCTGGCTGGAGTATGAGCGTATCTTCCGTGGTATCTGGGATGCACAGGACAAGACTCGTGACTCTGAGCGCAGCCGTATCATCTCCCCTGCCACTCAGCAGGCTGTCGAGACTCGTCATGCCGAGATCATGGAAGCTATCTTTGGTCAAGGTGAATTCTTTGACATCGAAGATGATATTCGTGATGTCAACGGTAATAACATCGATGTTGAGTTTATCCGTGCTCAGTTGATGGAAGATTTTAAGAAAGACAAGATCAAGAAATCTGTTGACCAGATTGAACTGATGGCTGAGATCTACGGAACAGGTATCGGTGAGGTGATTGTCAAGAGTGAGATTGAATACACTCCTTCTACACAAGCCATTCCCGGCATTGCCAACGCAGCCGCTATTGGTGTCGAAGAAAAAGAGCGTATCGCAGTCAAGATCAAACCTGTCAATCCTAAGAACTTCCTGATTGATCCTAACGCTGACTCTATTGAAGATGCCTTGGGCGTGGCAATTGAGAAGTATGTGTCTTTACACAAGATCGTTGAAGGTATTGAGCGAGGTATCTATCGTAAGGTAGACATTGGTAGTACCTACGAGAGTCAGGACTTGGAGCCTACTCAGGACATCAAGACCTACCAAGACGATAAGGTCAAGCTCGTAACCTACTACGGTTTGGTTCCGAAAGAGTATTTAGAGGGTAATGACGAAGAAGAATACGAAGAACTGTTCCCTGAAGGATCCGAGGCTGATGAATACTGCAATCTGGTAGAGGCTATCATCGTTATCGCTAATGATTCTGTCCTGTTAAAGGCTGAAGAGAACCCCTACATGATGAAGGATCGTCCTGTGATTGCCTATCAGGATGATACTGTACCGGGAAGATTCTTTGGTCGGGGTACGGTGGAGAAGGGTTATAATATGCAAAAGGCCATTGATGCACAGTTACGTGCTCACTTGGACTCTTTAGCACTCACAACCTCTCCAATGATCGCTATGGACGCTACGAGACTGCCTCGTGGTGCTAAGTTTGAGATCAAACCCGGGAAAGCTATCCTTACTAACGGCTCTCCCAGTGAGATTTTATACCCGTTTAAGTTCGGTCAGACAGACGGAAACGCTGCTGCAACGGCGCAGAACTTCGAAAGAATGCTTTTGCAGGCTACAGGCACGGTAGACAGCGCCGGTATGCCCTCCAATGTCCCTCGTGATGCTGGCGCAGGCGGTATGTCAATGGCTATGGCAGGAATTATCAAGAAGTACAAGCGTACCTTGACCAATTTCCAAGAAGATTTCATGATTCCTTTCATCAAGAAGGCTTCTTATCGCTATATGCAGTTTGATCCTGAGCGTTATCCTGCCGTAGATATGGAATTTATTCCCACTGCTACTCTGGGTATTCTTGCTCGTGAGTTTGAACAGCAGCAACTTATCGGTTTACTGCAGACTTTAGGGCCGAATACGCCTGTCTTGCCTCTGATTCTCAAAGGAATTCTGCAAAACAGCTCCTTGAGCAACAGAGCAGAGCTTATTCAGACCTTGGATCAGATGTCGCAGCCTAACCCTGATGCTCAGCAGGCTGCACAGCAGCAACAGCAAGCTCAGATGGCTATGGTTGAGGCTCAGTTGCAGGAAATGCAGGCTAAAGCGCAGCGCGAACAGGCTGAGGCTGCTAAGGCAATGGCTGAGGCACAGGCTACACCGCAACTTACGCAGGCTAAGCTTATTTCTGCTCTGACAAACAACCTTAACGAGGATAACGAATCAGCAGACTTCGAACGAAGGGTTAAATTAGCTGAATTGGCCTTGAAACAGGAAGATATTCAAAGCAATGAGCGTATTGCAGCACTACAAACTATGTCTAAACAAGCAAAAAGGGCTTGATTTTTAGTTAAATTTGTGGTATAATAT